GGCGTCCGACCCGTGGGCCAACGGCGGCAGCGGCCACACGCCGGACATGTTCGCCGCCGACACCGGCGACCCGGAATTCTAGAAAGGACACCCTCATGGCAAAGAAAAAGGACTCGGGACTTGTTCAGGACGCGCTCATACCCGACGAGATGAGCCCGCTGGGCCTGCTGGACTTCAACAGCTCGTGCGCGAAGATCAAGCAGGCGGCCGCGGACTTCCGCCGCGCGGTCAACCACAAGATGCAGCTCGAAACCAAAGACGCCTACCTCGACAAGTTCCACCAGATCGACCCGTACACCGAGGCCGTGTACGACACGGACGCGCTCGCGCAGCACATCATCGACTGCGCCGAGGTCATCAACCGGCTGCTCACCTATCCGAAGGACGCACGCCGCGCGGTCCTGTACGACAACCTCCACGACAGCCTCGCCACGTTCGAGGAAAGCGCGCCCGACTATCCCGATCCCGACGACGATGCTGACGAGACCGACAGAGGAGAGGCCGTCGATCCGACCACCGGCGAGATCAAGTAACCACACATTGAGAGAGGCTTATATGCAGCAGGCAAACAAAAAAGCCACCCGCAACGGGGTGGCTCAGGAAAAGATGTGGTCGATATCAGCGCTCCGACGTCTCATCGGTTGGCACGACGTCTATGGTTTCTGCGTCCACATACGCCATAAAGCCGTCCGGCACTCCGTCATTGTCGTTGACGCACACAAATTCATCGTCCTCACGATCTGCCGTCAGTTCGACGAACTTGCGCAGCTCACCGAACGTAAGCTGCTCGAAATCAATCGTCACACACATGCAGCGCTGGGTCTTCTTGTCGTTGCTCATAAGTCGATTATCGCATGTCGTGAAGGCGGCGCGCCATGTCTGTGAACTTCGACAGCACCTTCGGTTTCGATCCTGCGGTGCAGGACAGCAGCATGGCCGCGCGCGGACTGTACGCGACGATGGTGACGTGGTGCGACCACCAGATATACACGCGGCCGGACTCGTTCGACGGCACCTTCGACCTCAAGCGCGTCAGAAGCGTGGGCGGCACCGTCAGACTCGTGCGCGAACTCGTTGAAAACGGGCTCTTCGAGGAGGCCGGCGAAGGCGTGTACAGGGTCGTGACCCGTCGCGGCCTCGCCGTGTTCGGCAGCTTCAAGAACCAGAAGAAACCGCTTACGCCCGAAGAAGCCGCCGAACTGCACGAGAAGAAGGTCGTCGCCGGCCACGCCGGAGGCAAGGCGTCGGGCGAGTCCCGCAGGGCGAAAGCCGAAGCAAACAGGAAGCAAAACGAAGCAGACGCGAAGCAGACTGCTTCAACTTCAACAAAGCAAACAGGAAGCACTACCGTACCTAACCAAACCAAAACCATGCCTTCTTCCTCCCCTGACCCCTCCGGGCCGGGATCGAAGCAAACCGCGTCGGTCGCCGAGGCCGAGGCCAGGGCGTTGGCCGACCCGTTCGCCACGGCGTGGAACGCCTACCCACGCCACACCGGCTCGCGACGGGAAGCCGAGAAAGCGTGGGCCGCAGCCGTGGCCGGGCACGACGGCACGTCCGCCGTGACGGAAGCGCAGCTCATCGGAGCCGTCATCGCCTACGCCAAAACCGTGGACGACCCCAGATACGCGCCCAACATGAGCCGATGGCTGCGCCAAGGCGCATACATGGACACCATGCCCAGCCAGCCGAAACCATACCGGCACGCACTGCCCGACGGCACCGTCATCGACGACCGGTGGATCACCGGCCACATCCGGGACCACGTGCCCGTAGGCACCTTCACCGACGCGATGAGAGCCGACTTCTGGGCCAGCGTCAAAACCGGCATCGACCCGGAACAAAAAGCCAAGGAAATCATCAACGAATGCCAACGAAAGGCCAGCCGATGAGCAGCAAGCCAACAGCCGAGACCCGCAGAACCGTACAGAGGCGAGACCGATACCGATGCGCCATGTGCGACCGGGAAACCGGCAGCCACTGGAGCGGCGACAGCATCCACCACAGGGAACCGCGAAGCCACCCCTTCGACCGGCTCCACCAACCCGAAAACCTGCTCCAACTCTGCGGCAGCGGCACCACAGGATGCCACGGATGGGTACACGCCCACCCCAAGCGCGCCTACCGGCTCGGCTACCTCGTCCACATGGGCAAAGACCCCGCCACCATCCCCGTCTACTACCGCACCGGCGGCTGGCAGCAGCTCAACGCGGACGGCACACGCCATCCCTGCCCGCCACCCGAAAACATGCCCACCCACATCGACATCAAGAAAGGCAACGAATGAACGACACCACGACAACCCTCGCCATCGGCCACCGGACCATCCCCCTCGACCCGCCCCGCCTGCCAAGAAAACCCGACATGCTCCTCTGGATCGACACCGAAACCACCGGCGTCGACCCCTACCAGTGCGAACTCCTGGAAGTCGGCATGCAAGTCACCGACATGACCGGCAAACACCCCCACGACAGCCTCCACCTGATCGTCCACCCCGACAACATACACAACTGGGCCGACCACCCCGAACTCCTGAAAGCCTACGAAATGCACCTCGCCAACGGACTCATGCTCGCCAGCGCCGAAGCACCCAAGGACACCTACGACTACCAGCACACCGCATGGAACATCCACGAATTCCTCAACGACCAACTCAGCCAATACGCACTCCACCCCGCCGGCACCAACGTGGACTTCGACCTACGCCAACTCGACGTCCACCTCAGCCGCCACCTCAACCACCCCATCGCCGAAGGGCTCCACCACAGAAAACTCGACCTCACCACCCTGCGCCTCACCGACCAAGCCATCGGCCGCGACCCCTACCAGAACCACGCAGGCACCCACCGAGTCCAAGACTGCATCCACAGGGACATCAACGACTACACCGCCTACCTCGACATCATGCGAGCCGGACACCAAGGCATCCAATCATGAACACCGGCAAACGAATACCCGCAACCCTCACGGCGATCCTCGCCATCCTCGCGCTCACGGCATGCGGAGAAACACCCAAAGGCTGCGGCCAGGGCACCGTGAACAACCCCGACCCCGGATACGTCCGCTGGTACGAACTGCCCGACGGCAGCGCGGCTGTCCGATGCTTCTCCGACTCCGGCGGAGCGTCATGCGACTGGGGACACATCGAACTCAGGGACAAGCAATGAACGCCCACACAGCAACCCCGGACCGCCCCAACCCCGTCATCGAACTCATCCGACGTCTCCGAAAGGCCACCCACCGACCCGAACCGGCCAACGATCCGACCATCTGCGCGATCTGCGGCGCACCGCTCACCGACAGCACGTCATCCATCTGCCCCGACTGCCGGGAACTCGAAAAGGACTGGTAAGCATGCACACCACATGGGCCAACGACCCCGTCAACTCACCAAACCACTACACACGCTCGCACCCGGGCATGGAGTGCATCGAACTGACCGCAGACACCAGCTTCTGCCTCGGCAACGCCATCAAATACCTCTGGCGCTACCACAGCAAGGGCCGACCCGTCGAAGACCTCGAAAAAGCCCGATGGTACCTCTGCCACGTCATCGACCACGACGAGAAGATCGCATGGACACGCCAACAACACGCCATCCTCGACACCCTCGCCAACGATCCCGCCATCCCCGACGCCGAAGCGCACACATGGGCGAAACTCCGGCAAGGCTTCCCCTATTCGGCCCTCGCCTGCCTCGACCGCCTCATCGAACACGAAAGGAACCAACAATGAGCACACGCATCTACTGCGACCAATGCGGCACGGAGACCAGCAAACGCAAGGCACTGCGATTCAGCCTGTCCGGGTATTCGGCCAACCGCACCTCCATGGGCCAGCTCAACGACATCGAGATCGACATATGCCCCGACTGCGCCCAACGATTCAACGACCAGACCATCGGCACCATCCACATACGCCGAGACCACCGAGACAAGCTCAGCCCCTACCTGCTCGAATACCAGTCCACCGATTTGAAAGAAGACCAAGCATGACCAGCATCATCACCCACGAAATCGAGGAACGCTACCCCTACCCCGACAACGGCGAGCGCCCCGTCACTCAGACGAGGCTCGGAGCGTGTTTGGCGTCGCGGAAGGCGTACGGGGCCGGGGCGACGAGGAATCCCACGGATCGTGAGATCGATATGGCGGCGCTCGCCATCTACACCGGCACGTCGGGTATGAGCGTTGAAGAGGTCTTGCCGTTGTGGCCGGACATGAACCCGGATGCGAAAGTCCAATACCGGAGGTTGGCGCGGTTGGCGATCACGGCCGCACGGACGGAGGCGCTGAAATGAGCGAACAGGTCGGGAAGATATTCACGCGCCAAGATGTGGCCGATGCTCTGCAAGACGCCTTTCTTCGGTTCGATACGTGCACGTCTGCTGACCCGGATCAGTATTCGTTCACGATCGAAGGACGTCACCTGATGATCGACTTCATCTTCGAGCATTACGGCATCCTGACCGACATCAGTGAACTGGAGGCGGGGCAGTGAGCAGTCAGTATTGCAAGCCTGCGGGCAGTGATCCGGTATGGCGTTGCCCGGTCTGCGGGCAATGGTGGCGGCTCGACCTACCCAATGGCGACTTCTGGGAGCCGATAAGCACGCTCAAGGCGTTCCTGCTCTACCACCCGAAATGGCGGGCGGAACGACGGCACAGGAAGGCATCCGCATGACACGCATTCGGATCATGTGCGATCAGACGGACGGCACCACCATCAAACTCGGCACCATCCAATCCGACGAGACCGGCGACACGCTCTACTCGGCGCACCCCAGCCTCACACAGGACATGTACCGGGGCACCATCACCCTCGCCCTATTGCGCTGGATCGGCCATCTCGAACAATTCAGCCAAATCACCAACCAACAAGACAAGGACGACGCATGAGCATCGACCTGACACAACAAGCGTTGAACGCGCTTGCCGACGCCGGCCTCGGCAACGACACTCCGGCCGAAGCCTACGTCATCGGATACACCCAAGGCCACAACGATGCGCTCGCGCTCGCCATCCGCATCGAACAAGCCATCACAGCCACGCCCCTCACCCCCGACGAACTCGACCTGCTCGCCCTCGCCCTCTGGGAGGCCAACGGCGAGCGCCCGATCGTGTACGAGAGCGGCAAGGCCGTCGCCGACGACGTGCTCGAATGGTGGAAGCAGGTGGCTGCGAGCGCATGGGGCTTTATCAACGGAACGGAGGCAATGCAGTGAGAAGGAACGGCAGACCATACGCCGTCGGAATCATGCCCATCGTCGTGGCCAGTTTCGCGGCGCTCGCCGTCGGGTACGGGCTCGGCGAACAGGCGCAGCTCGGCGAACAGGAGGCGCAGACCGTCACGCAGGAGGTGCGGCACACCGGCGACGTGAAGCGCCTGTGCCTGACCGTGAAAACAGGCGGGCGTATCGACGCGATCACCTGTCAGGTGCTCGACGACATGACGGGAGCGCTCTCATGAGCGATCGGATCAGACTCACCCCGGCCATGCGAGACCTGCTCTTGGAAATCTGGCAGAACGGCAGCGCCTACCCGCTCGACCGCAACCACAAGCGCACCTTCGAGGCGTTGGAGGCGCGGGACTATATCGAGCACGTCACTTGGGGGCGATGGCAGATCACCCCGCTCGGCGAGATCGTCGCCAAACAACTAGCCAAGAAAGGAAACCGGTAATGCAGGTCAGCTTCACCGCCCACACGCCAGCCCACAGCCCACTCACCATCCAGCAACGCCTAGAAGCCGCCGGCTTCACCAACGTGCATGTCAACGCCATCAGCGACACCGTGGAACCCTTCACCCGCACCAACCCGGAAACCATCCAAGCCTACGAGGAAGGCAAACAACTCATGGAAGCACGCTACGGCCGCTTCGACGCCATGAAAGAAGCCCGACACATCAACCCCTACCGCGACGGAGACCGATAACCCATGAACTGGATACATCAAGCCGCATGCCGCGGCCACGACCCCGAACTCTGGTTCAGCACCCGGCCATCCAAAACCAAAACGGCGCTCGCAGTCTGCCGGACATGCCCGGTCATAGGCGAGCGCCGCGAGTGGGCCGATGGGCATAGCCGCATCAACGGCTACCCGTTGCAGGGCATATGGGGCGGCCGGCAATACGGCGTCATGAGCAGACAAAGAAAGGACAGGAAATGAACAAGAAGATAGACATCGACGTCACGGCCTACCAGATCGGGCCGGTCGTCCTCATGTGCGGCGCCGCCGCACCCGGCCATGACGTGACGCACCAGGAATGCTTCGGCCGGTTCACCGTGCTCGCCCTCTCCCTCAATGCCGCGATCCGCAAATGCATGCGCCGCGTCGCCCGGATGTGCGCCGACTGCTCGGCCCGCGAACAACTCGACCATCAGGAAGGAGCGAGGGCGTGAGAGTCACCGACGGCATCCGGCGGATCATCGAGGACTGGCGCACCAAAGGCGTCAGCCCCGAAGAGACGGCGCAATCCCTGCGCATCCCCATCGACGAGGTGAAGGCCATCATCCTGCAAGCCCACACGGCACCCGCGCAGCCGAAACGCCCCGAATTCCTCGAACCACGGTACGCGCTGGAAAAACCCGCCGGCATCGGCGACAATAGAAGAGAAAGTTAAGGAACGCCAGCAAACCGTTGAAAAACAAGCCGTTCCCAGCCCATCCACCACGGCGGGAACGGCTTTATGGGAAAGTAAAAAGCCCCCACCTTTCGGCAGAGGCTCGCATTGTCCAACAAGTGAGTATAGCACCATCGAAAGGGCTGGGATGATAGAACAACGAGCTTGCGCGGCCTGCGGCAAACCGGCCGGCGACGCGAACCTGTGCAAGGAATGCGTCAAGGACTGGGCGAAACGCCTCGCATGGCTCTTGAAGGCCGGCATGCCCGCCCTCCAACAGATCGCCTACAAACAAGCCACCACCCGCGAACGCTCGCCACGCCACGGCAACGCGGCATACGCGGCCCCACCGGTCAACGAAGCCGCCCAAGCGCTCTACTCCACGGTGGAAACGCACCTGCAACTCACCGGCGGCATGCTCGGCGTCAAACCGATCGGACACGACCGATACGGCCGCCCCCGCACCCTCATGCAATGGGCCGACATCACCAGCCTGCTGCTGCACCACATGCACGACCTCGCACGACTCGACACGGCCGGCGACCTATACGCCGACCTGATCCGACTGTCGGAAAAGGTCGAAACCGCCACCACGCGGGCCGACGAGCGCCGTCTTGTCGGCGTATGCCCCGACTGCCTGAACACGTTGGGGGATGATGGGGAACCGGTGCGCACGCCGATCTACGCCGCCCATTCCGCGCGGTATGCGGTGTGTCCCGAATGCGGCGCATGGCTCGATCTGAAGCGCGTGCGGTTGGAATACCTGCGCCGCGCGGGCCTCATGCACATCACCCGCACCCAATCCGACGCCGCCCGATGGGTCAGGGAGAACACTGGCGTCGCCGTGAGCGGCAACGACTTGAAGAACTGGCGGACGCGCGGCAAAATGCCCCGCACGCGGCACATCGACGGCCCCTATTGGGCGTGGAACATTCTGGAATTGCTGGCGTGCGCCCAAGCCAAGGACGCGCGGGACGCAGGCGACGCTTGAACCCTGACCCGGTTCCGTGTTACGCTGTCGCGTGTAATCGGAGTATCGAAAAGCCCTGCCCATGCCGGCGGGGCTTTTCTCATATCCGGGATGGTTGGCCGAGCGGCCGAAGGCACCCGCTTGCTAGGCGGGCAAGCATGACAAGCCTCATGCTTCGCGGGTCCGAATCCCGCGCCATCCGCCAGCCGCCGTCGGCACCGTGCATAACCGGCGTATGCGGCACCCGAGAAACCACCGCAGACAGACGTCTCGCCGGCGGTTCTTCCCGCTGCTTCCCGACGGCGGGCGCCGTTTGTTGTTCGTGTGGGCGTTCGATTGGAGGCGTGTCATGGCGTTGTATCCCAAGCGTATCGAAGTGGACGCCCGCAGGGGGCGGGTGCTCGTGGATGGCGTGATCTTCCCCTATGCGATGGCCGACCGGCAGCCCTATCTGGAGGTTTCTCGTGACGATCTGGGCATCGTGTGGGTGCCGTTGATCGCCGACGAGATCGTGTTCAGGGCCGGCGTCGAGGTCAGCCAGTGCAGCAGCAAGCCGAGGCTCAAGTGAGCGGCAACCCGCGCAAACGCAACGGGCATCGGCGCAGGCTGGAGCAGCAGCGGTGGCGGCACATGCAAGCCGACTGCTACATCTGCTATCGGCCCATCGACTACACGTTGCGTTCGCCCGACCCGTACAGCTTCGTGATCGACGAGACGATACCCTTGGCGCGAGGCGGCACCCTGACGCACGACAACAGCGGTCCGGCGCATCGATGGTGCAACGCCATCAAAGGCACGCACGGTCTGGCATGGGCACGCGAGCGCGTCGCCTACCTCATCGCCCACGGCGAGGCGCCGCGACACGACGACACCACGGCTCCAAGCCAGCCGATCCGATGCTCGGACTGGTTCGGGGGTGGGGAGTAGCCCCCACCCGGCCCCCTGACGGCCACCACGGGCAAAGGGCCGTTTTTCCCCCGGACTTTTTCCACACTTGGCAAGGAGCCGTCATGGTCGCCAGAACGCCGAAAACCACCCGGTCGAAACCCTCTTCGAGGTCGCGCAGGGTCAGCAACGCCGCCGCTTCCGGGGACCGCCGGCGGCTCTTGGTGGCGATGCGCAACCTGATCGCCGAAAAGCTCGACGAAGGGTCGATAAGCTCACGCGACCTCGCCAGTCTGACGAAACGGCTCGCGGACATCAGCGCCGAGATCGAGGCGATCGACAAGGCGTCGAACGAGCATGATCCGGCCATGCAGGCCCTGGACACGGAGGACGAACGATTGGATGAGCACGAGGATTGACGGGGCGGCCTGCCAGATCATCCCCGACGACCTGTATACGAGCGGAGAGCCGAGCCTGAACAACCTCGCCGCGGCGGCGGGCGACCGGTTCGACGTCTGGCAGCGGCAGATCAACCGGATCATCCTCGCGAAAAGCGCCGACGGCTTCTGGAGCGCCCGCAACGCCGTACTGTCCATTCCACGCCAGACCGGCAAGACCTACGACATCGGCTGGGTCGCGATCCACCGCGCCGCCCGAACCCCCGGCATGCGCATCGTATGGACCGCCCAGCACTTCAGCGTCATCAAGGACACGTTCGAAAGCATGTGCGCCATCGTGCTCAGACCGGAAATGAGCGGCCTCGTGGACCCCGACCACGGCATATCCCTGGCCGCCGGCAAGGAAGAGATCAGGTTCCGCAACGGCAGCCGTATCTTCTTCCGCGCCCGAGAACGCGGAGCATTGCGCGGCGTCAAGAAGATCGCCCTGCTCGTCATCGACGAGGCCCAGCACCTGTCCGACTCGGCGATGGCGTCGATG